GATCAGACCATCCAAGGTATCCGGGACATAGCTCAAGAAGCAAGAGATCGGCAATGCCTTGACTGTTCCTCCGACCTTGGGAGCATTGGACAGCACAGGACTGGCATACATGAACCAGCCTTTAGAGCAGTAATCGTAGATCCTCTGTGCTAATGACTTATCCCCATAGCTATAGGCCAGTGCAGCCCTGGCAAAGGCTTCCTGAGGGGAAGTCTCCCCATCCAGTAGGTAATAGTCTTTCAGGAGCTTGAGGGCTTGATCGGAGAAACGTTGGTCTTGGGACAGATCAATGGTCAGGCCATAGTAATCTTGGGTAGTCATTAGCTAGTTAAGTTGATGGTTAAAGTTATATCTGATGGCTACTATCCTAGGATCTCCTAAGACAGCTAAGGACGCCTCCTATGCCCTCCCACCTGCTTCTCCACAGGGGAAAATCCAGTGGTGGTCGTCCCCCTTCCCTATTCATAGGTCTCAGCTAAGGATTCTTAGGAGTCCTAGAATATCCATAGACTATCTTATTTGGTCGTCTACCACAGGGAGGTCTATCTGTCAAGCCTCCCACCTGTGTTCATCTATAGGGAAGCACTATTGGCAAGTCCTTGATTTTAAACAACATTTTAGTTCCTTATTTGCACAGTTTTTAGGCATTGAAAATAAGAAATAAATCGCTTGATTAGTCATTTTCCATAGAGTATCGTTGCTCTTAAGGAATCGGAATTATCCGAACGGATTTATAGGATGATTCCTGAAAGAAAGACAAGATTTCCATGCATCAAGATAATATCTAATGGAAATCATTAAAAATCAACGGGTTGGCTAATAGTGCTTCCCTACACAGGAGGACACCGCGAAATGGACAGATCAGGGATTGCTCAAAAATATCTCGAACAAGAGATGCTGGAAAAGGGAGTTGCAAGATACACAAGGTCTCAAGATAAGGCACATGATCGGCAGCAGCTTTCATCGGCTGAAGAAAAACTGTTCAAGCAAGCAGTCGGTGCCGTGGCTGCATGCATGGAGGAGACACTGGTCGGCTCCAAGAAAGCCAGAGGAGCCAAGGCACCTTGGGTTGATGCGGTCGAATCCTTGGGAGGTATGCAGTGTGCAGTTGTGGTGTTGCGGTTGGCATTTACTGCTGTCATTGCTCGTACCCCTTACACTCAAATGTGTGTCCGTATTGGCAAGCAAATCGACTTGGAAATGCTGGCAAGGCTCATCGCAGAGAAAGACCAGGATCTGTTGGACCGGATGATGAAAAGGGCGAAAGGTTATGAAAACCTGAAATACCGGATCGATAGCTTCCTTGGGTCAGCCCAGGATGCCGGATTTGGTGTGCCTACCCCGGATGATGAACTGCTCAAGCTCGGTGCGGGTCTGTTCAACTTCGTGCTGCAGACGACCTCCCTGTTCTCGGTCGATCTGGTCAATCAGGATGTCTGCAGTGATGTCTTGGATGTGACCTTTACGGAGGATGCGGTAGCCAAGATGGAAAAGATCTCAGAAATGGAGTCCTGGATGAAGCCGGTCTTCCGGCCTATGGTGGTCCCTCCCCGCAGTTGGGAGTCGGTCAGCACAGGTTGCTATCTGGATCCAAAGATTGCTAGGACCGTACCCATGGTCAAGACGTTCTCCAAGGCGCATCTGCAGTTAGTCGAGGCAGCAGTCAAGACTAATGCTCCTTTTGTAGCGGCATTGAACGCAATTCAAGCCGTGCCCCTGCGTATCAATCAGTGGGTCCTCGGACACCTGGAAGCAGCGTATGCCAGCGGTAAGTCGGTTGAGGGCTTCCCGAAGCCACAAATCACCATTCCCAAGGATATCTCGGAGACCAAAAAGCGGGCACTGCGTCGGGACAATGTGGAGCTGCGGGCACAAAAGGCAAACTTCCAGCGGGATTTGGCGGAAGCCAGGGAGTATGCACAGTTCGAGCAGTTCTACCAACCTGCACAGTTGGACTGGAGATCCAGGGTCTATGCAAAGAATAGCCTGAATCACCAGCGGGCGGACTACTGCAAAGCCTTGTTTGAATTCGCAGAGGGCAAGCGATTGACCGATGATGGCATCAAATGGCTGGCGATCCATATCGCCACGGTCGGAGCTTTCGGCAAGGTTGATAAGGCCCCGCTGGTGGAGCGTATCCGCTGGACCAAGGAAAACACCCAGAGGATTCTCAAGATGGTCGAGGATCCGCAGGCAGACCTATGGTGGGTTGAAGCGGATAGTCCGTTCGTGTTTTTGGCTTCCTGTAAGGCGTGGGCTGACTTCCTCGCTGATCCTGATGGCTACGTCTGTCATCTCCCGGTTCATGTCGATGGAAGTTGTTCAGGACTGCAGCATCTGTCAGCCATGCTCCGGGATGAAAAAGGAGGCAAGGAAGTCAATCTGGTCCCCCAGGAGAAACCTTCGGACATCTACCAGACCGTCGCAAACATTGTCCTACAGCATGCCATGGACGACTCTACCAACGGCACTGAGGATGAAATGCGGTGGACCAAGGTCACCAAGAAGAGCCCGGAGCCCCGTGAATATCTGCATGAGGGAACCAAGGTTCAGTCCCAGCGGTGGCTGAAGTTCGGTATCAATCGGTCGGTTGCCAAGCGGTGTGTGATGACCTACGTCTATGGTTCCAAGCAGTTCGGCTTTGCCGAGCATATCGAGGAGGACTTCATGAAACCGTTGGCGACCAAGGTCAAGGCGAAGCAACTCGATGAGCATCCCTTTGGCGCTGATGATGGCAAGGGTGCGTCACAGTATATGGCGAAGTTGGTATGGGATGCCGTGCGGGATGTCGTGCAGGCGGCGTCGGAAGGGATGGAGTGGCTGCAGGAGGTTGCGGGCTTGTTGGCAGCGGAGAACAAACCTGTGATATGGACTACCCCCACAGGTTTCCCGGTAGTCAATGCGTATTACCAGGCACTGACGGAGAAGGTCAACATCTTCTTGTGGGACAGGGAAATCAAGGTGTCCAAACGGTTTCAGGCATCCGTCAATGTCGGGATGACCAAGGAAATTCTGTCGCGTAAGGCACGGTCCAGTATCAGCCCCAACTTCGTGCATAGCTTGGATGCCTCAGCTCTGATGCTTGCCGCTATTAAATCCAAAGAGGAGGGCATAACCAACTTCTTGTTTGTTCATGATTCCTTCGGCTTCCTCCCATCCGACATGGAAAGAGGCGCAGAGATCGTGCGGGAGACTTTCGTTTCTATGTACGAGCATCACGATCCCTTGAAGGATTTGTATCAGTCAGCCTTCCTGCAGCTCTCGGAAAAGGGTAGAGATAAGTTGACTCCCCCACCCGCAAAAGGTTCCTTGGATCTCCGAGGGGTTCTCCAGAGTAGCTACGCATTTGCGTGATAACACCACTCGCTTAATAACACACAGGCCCTTCGGGGCCTTTTTCATGTCCTAAAGGTTAATAAATGAACAATAAATTAGAGATTGTCCTAGCGGGTCTGGAGGAAGACATGCTGGTCCCCGTGGACATGGTTTTGCATTTAGCTGAGGAGGGTTACGACATCTCCTCTTTGTATGACCGGATCGATGGCTATTCCGTCATCGATACCATCCTTAATAATGATATGGAGTTCAATGAGTACTACTAAAATCACCACGCCGAAAGGCACTGCTGTTTATCCCTCGCTCACCAAGCCTGACACCCGCTACAACCCTGAAGGTGTCTATAAGACAGGCCTGTCCCTCTCCGGTAAAGACGCTGACACCTTGGTCGAACAGATCAAGGATGTCTTCAAGGAAGAGTTTGGATCCAAGAAGGACATCAAGACTGCGCAGTTGCCCTTCAAAGTCAATGAAGACGGGACCACAACGTTCAACTTCAAGACCAAGAATGCTCCTAAGCTGTTCGATAGCAAGGGCAACCCGATCCGTAATGCCTCGGAACTGAACATCGGTGGTGGATCGACTATCCGTGTCCAGGGGGCTGCACAGGCTTACAACAAAGGTGGCAAGGTCGGTGTCACTGTGTACCTCAACGCTGTCCAGATCGTCAACCTGGTTGAATACACAGGCAACCCGTTCGGTGTGGAAGAGGGTGGCTTTGAGGCTGCAGCTGAGGAGAAGTTCGCTGACGAAAGCAGCAATGCCGAAGTGGACTTCTAAGCGGAGTTACGGAGGGTATGCAGCAGGGTTCCGCAGTGGTCTGGAAGAAGTCATTGCGGAGCAGTTGAAGGATGCTGGGGTCGAGTATCGGTATGAGGAGGTCAAGCTGAAGTATGTCAAACCGGCCTCCAACCATACCTACACCCCGGACTTCATCCTGCCCAATGGGATCATTGTGGAGACCAAAGGCAGGTTCACTACCGGAGACCGGACCAAGCACCTGCTGGTGAAAAAGAATAACCCTGATGCGGATATCCGTTTCGTATTCACCCGTAGCAAATCCCCTCTGTATAAAGGTTCGAAGACCACATACGCTGACTGGTGTCAGAAGTATGGCTTCGCCTATGCAGACAAATTGATACCTATTGAATGGCTAAAGGAGAAAAAGAAGTGACTCAGTTACAAATGATTAAAGCCCACCTCAAGCGCACCGGCAGCATCACCATGCGCGAAGCCTTGCTGGACTACTCGATCCAATCGCTTACCAAGCGGATCTCTGAACTCCGTCAGGCAGGCATGAAGATCCGTTCGGAAGAGAAGAAGCATCCTACGACAGGGCAACGATATGTGCGCTATGTCCTCGTTCGCAAATGATGCACCTGACATCGATGGTGACGATTCTCTGTGGGCTGTGGATGCC